GAGCTTTTACCATAAACCAACAATTCGTCCTTGTGCCGTGAAGCACCCACATAAACCTGACGTATCGCAACTGTTTTGTCGATCGTTTGGACTTTACAGTAATCATCCAAGTATAATAGCACTTTGCTAAATGTCATACCTTGTGATTCGTTGACCGTCATACTTTTGTAACCTAAACTAGCCAGGTAACTTTTGCCGTCTTGAGTGAAGGCTAAAGCTACATCGACCGCATGATTGCTCAAATCTTTAATTGCTTTATAGGAGTTGACCACCTTTGATGACGTGCATGCATTTGGGATGTAAGTTTGTAACATACGCGTCACATCTTGCGGCAATCTGTGTGTCTCCGTCACATAATTGGTGAGTTCAAACTGTAATTTAGTGTGGTCCTTACAGTATGGTCCAATTTGCTTAGAGTCTCCCATAAGATGAATATGTTTGATACGACCATTAAGATGCATGGCGTAGTAATATGCAATGGCAGAAGGTTGCATTGCGAAACATTCATCAATATAAAGATGTCTTACTTTAACATTAGGGTTACGATGTAGGTATTGAATCAGTACGATATAAGTGTAGATTCCCTGCTTCGTCAGTGATCCTTCCGGCATTAAATTATCTGATTGTGCCCTAATGGGACTAACAATCATATCCGTACCAACTTTGTAAACATTCACGACACGCTGCGTTTTGCGTGATCCACCGATTCCGTTTAAACATGATAATGTAAAGTTCTCGGGCTTTGAATACTTACGTAATTGATTCTTCTTGATAAAGTCATTAAAAGACTCTTCATCAACGGTAATTTTAATGCTGGTGTTAAAATGTTTTTCAATCATACGTTCCTGGGCGGTTATATCATCCTTTGCTTGCTCAATAATATCTGATCTGGAAATGACGTGTTCACAGTTGTTAATTTTGTCCACATCAACATCTTTGACGCTGTTGCTTGGTTTCAAATTCTTAAGGTAACCACTGAGGTAATAATACAGTTCACCTGATTGTATCAATGAGTGATCCATTTTGTACACTCGCTTGAATTTGAAATTGTCAAATGGGAATTCCAGACCCCCAACCTTGTATGGATCACTTTTTATGAACAAGTGATTGGTCGGTGCTAATTTATTAAGCAGTTCCGTCAACAAATGAAACTCATGCAAAAATAAATCCACTACTATGATGTCATCATCTTTGATGTCCACTTCGTCCAGATGGTCATAGTTACGATGTTCGTTATTGAATTTTTGCAATGTACTTGCTGGGCATTTGAGTTTATTGTTAATGGTGTAAGGAAAGTACCGCTGCCCCTGTCCTAATTGCACAAATATGGTACCGAGATGTCCGGGGGCTGCAGTGAGATCTACAACCCGAGTGTCGGCGCCACCAATAGTGTTTATGATGTCATACAATTCACGCATCTTTAACACCATATGGTTGCCAGTTTTCTCTCTCAATAAATATATGGTATCCATAGTCTGTAAATTAGTGTGGAGGAGCCGGTTTGTGGTGGACACGATGGTCTTGTATCCACCTACATATTTGGTATAATACCAATGTTGGGCTCCATCATGACAGATCTTCAAGTTGATATCACCATCCTTAACACGAAACGTAGAAACGCTATTCTGTTTACGATTAATGACTACACAGTTTTCTTTATTGATGTAAGCAATAAGGAATACTTCTTCCAGACTCAACCATGTTGATTCTTCAGTGAGTAGCCGGATGTTTTTCTCGTCGCTTCGGAATGAAATATCTGCTGTGGCACTTTCATTTCCAAGATTACGATGGTGATAAGACAACTTCAAAAACTCATCAAGCTCAGATCTAGAGGGGTTAAACCTGAGTGCAGTTTTATCAATTGCGTGCATAGAGTTCTGCAAAGCCTGATATGCACATTGCCCCGGGCCAAATTTATCATTCGGTTCGTGCTCAACGGCTGGCACTTTCACGACGTGTTTGTCAAAGATTGTGTCTTCAGATGGTGTAAACGGGTTGGCTGCAACAACTGCTTCTTTAAAAGCTGGTTCCACACTAAAACCATTTACATTGTTCACATTCCATTCAGCGTTAATCGCATCAAACTTTTTGGCACAGTACGGGATGTTCTCGTACATATAGTGCTGCAAGTTAACTACCCTAACCTTCATTAAATTGCACACAATCTTTTCAATAGTATCCATGTCATCAACGTTTTGGTAAGTGCTAAACCATGTGTCAAGAAATTCTGACTGTGACTCTTTGATCAATGTCTTAAACTTGATCCAAGCTTGACTGATTATTCCGCGCTTTTGGTCAGCGTTAATCAGTTCGAAAGCAGTCTTAATGGTCTGGGTAACATCACAACGTCTAAGCGCGACGTAAATGAATAAGTTCAGCACGAGTTCATTAAATGACTCATTCTTATTCGTGATACCCTGATATACTAGCTCATTATCAGCGCCGTATACCAAGCTCTTACTGAATGCTATACAATGGGTATTGAATGCTGGGTAAGCAAAGACCTCTTTTGTAAGCTTTAGTCCGTATGTGATTGCATTATGGACGAAATCAGTTTCGCACACAATGTAACTTGCATTATAATTACCAATAACACCTTTTATGGTTTTAATGATGTTGGGTACCACGGTGTACTGTTTATGGTATATTTTCGCAAAGTCAAACACACGGAACAA